TGATTCTCTTGTCAAAAGAATGATTCCATTCGCTGATCAGATACAGCTATTGCATTTAAAACTGCAACAAGTTGCATCTAAGATGATACCAGATGGGGTTTTTATTGACATCGATGGTCTATCATCTGTGAATTTAGGTAATGGAAATACCTATTCTCCCCAAGAGGCTCTGAACCTTTATTTTCAAACAGGATCAGTAATTGGAAGAAGCTACACAGAAGAAGGGGAGTTTAATAATGGAAAAGTCCCTATTCAAGAGCTAACTTCTTCGGGAGCAAACTCAAAAATATCTTCTTTAATAAACATGTACAATTACAACCTAAACCTATTAAGGGGCGTAACTGGACTAAACGAAGCAAGAGATGGCTCAACGCCTGATCCAAACGCACTAGTTGGCGTTCAAAAATTAGCAGCCTTAAATTCAAACACTGCGACAAGACATATATTAAAGTCAGGTATTTTTACAACACAACGAATTGCTGAGTGCGTGGGATACAGAATTTCAGATATACTTGAATATTCTACCATGAAAGAAGATTTCGTAAAAAGTATTGGAAGACACAGCGTCGATATACTAAATGAAATAAAGGAGCTTCATTTACATGATTTTGGAATATACATAGAGCTTCATCCTGATGAGGAAGAAAGACAAATGTTAGAGCAAAACATACAAACCTCCTTGTCTGCTGGTAAAATAGACATTGATGATGCTATTGATATAAGAAGCGTAAAGAACGTAAAAATAGCATCTCAGTTATTGAAGGTTAGAAAAAGACGAAAAGAAAAGCTTGACAACAAACGTCAGCAAGAAAACATTGCGCTTCAAGCAGAAGCCAATCAGCAAGCTTCACTCACAGCTGAACAAGGAAAACAACAGACCGCTTTAGCTAAAATGGAAGCAGAAGCTAAAATAAAGCAGCTAGAGTCTGAGTTAGAAATGAAGAGAATGCAGCAAGAGTTTCTTCTTAAGTCAGAGCTTATTAAAATGCAAAAGGGCATAGAAAGTCAAATAAAGTCTTCCGAGCTACAAATGCAGCAGGAAAAAGACAGATACAAAGAAGACAGGAAAGACAAGAGAACAGCTAAGCAAGCATCTCAACAGTCAAAGCTAATACAGCAAAGAAAACAAGACTTAGATCCTATAGACTTTGATGGTCAAGATTCATTAGGCTCAGGTATGAGTGGGATCGTGGGTGTTGATTAATTTTATAATTTTGCAATACAATTTAATTTAATAATATGGAATGGAAAGTAAGGGCGTTGGATGACGATGGGAATCCTATTGAGCCAAAACAAAAAGAGCAACCAGAGGTTCAAGAAGAGCCAAAAGAAGTTGACAATCAAGAAGTAAAAGAAGAAATAACAGATAACAACAAAGAAGATGATGTATCACAGCAAGAAGAAGTCGTCAGCGAGCAAGTCGAAGAGCAAGCCCAAGACGTACAAGAAGAAAAGCAAGAAGTAGAGCAAAAAGTAGAAAAGCCCTACGAGCTTGATGATAACAGCATTTTAAGTTATCTAAAAGATAGACACAACCTTGAGGTTGAGTCAATAGAAGTTCTTAAAAATACTGAAAAAAAACAAGAGCAATCTTTGCCTGAAGAAATTGCAGAGTTTATGAAGTATCAAAAGGAAACTGGACGTTCCTTTGAAGACTACGCAAAACTGCAACAGGATTGGTCAAAAGTAGATGAGACAACACGCTTGCGAGAATACTACAAGCAAACAAAACCTCATTTAGATATAGACGAGATTGATTATCTAATAACAGAAGAATACAGCTATGATGCTGATATTGATGATGAAAAAGATATCAAAAAGAAAAAGATTGCTTATAAAGAGGAATTATATAAGGCTACAAGTCACTTTGAAGGACTGAAGGAAAAGTATAAGGCACCGCTTGAGTCAAGAGATGCTAATCTTCCAGATGAATACAAAGAAGCTTTTAGTTTTTATAATGAATACAGAGAACAGTCGGAAAAGGGTCAAAAGGATCAAGAGGAACGCTCACGTATTTTTGCAGAAAAGACAAACGATCTTTTTTCTAATGATTTCAAAGGTTTTGAATTCACAGCTGGGGAAAAGAAACAAGTCTACAAGCCGAATGATGTAGTGAAGGTTAAAGAGGTTCAATCAGATATAAACAACTTTTTTAATCAGCACCTAGATGAAAACGGTTCTGTTAAAGATATAAACAAGTATCACAAGGCTTTGTATGCTGCGCAAAATGCGGATGCAATATTTAAGTTCGCATACGAACAAGGTAAGGCTGATGCAACTAACGGGATTGTCAAGGAAACAAAAAATATTGACATGGATGTTAGGCAAAATATGCAGACAGAAAGTAGTGGTATTAAATTTAGAGCCCTCGAAAATGATGACACGTTCTCTTTTAAAATTAAAAAAAGATAATTAATCATTAAAAACTATTTACCATGAGTGTAACTATGAGTGGTGTTGGTGGAGCATTAACCCCAGCGCCAAGTAAATCGACATTGTCGAGCAATTATTTAGGGTCATCTATTGAGTTTACTTCTCAATATTTACCTGATGTTTATGAAGCTGAATTTGAAAAGTATGGAAATCGTTCTGTATCTTCTTTTTTAAGAATGGTAGGAGCTGAGATGCCTTTCCAATCTGACGTAATCCAATGGTCAGAGCAAGGAAGACTACACTTAGCCGTGTCTGGAGCGACTCGTTCTGCTGATGTTATTACATCAAACGGACACCCTTTCCGTGTAAACCAAACAGTTATTGTTTCTGATGGAACTGACCAAGAGAAAGCAATCATTACTGCTACTACAACTAATACGTTTACTGTAGCATCTTATGAAAATGCTAACCTTGCAAGTGCCATCGCAACTACTGGGTTAAAAGTATTTGCGTTTGGTTCTGAATTCAAAAAAGGAACTAACGGAATGAGTGGTTCTCTAGAGGCACCAAAAGACATCCAAACTAACAACCCAATTATCATTAAAGATAAGTACGAGGTTAATGGTTCTGACTTAGCTCAGATCGGATGGATTGAAGTGACTACTGAGAATGGTGCTACTGGATACCTTTGGTATTTAAAATCAGAGCATGAAACTCGTTTACGTTTCGAAGACTATATGGAGCTTTCTTTAATTGAAGGTCGTCCTGCTGCTGGTTCATCTGGCGCAGAGTCTGCTGGATACAAAGGAACAAAAGGTTTATTCTATGAACTAGACAACAGAGGTAACATCTCAACAGGATCTATCGCTGCTCGTACAGACATTGAAGAAATCATCAAAGTTCTAGATAAAGAAGGAGCTATTCAAGAAAACGTTCTTTTCGTTAACAGAACTAAATCATTTGAAATTGATACAGTACTAGCTGCACAAAACAACAGCGGTGCTTCTACAAGTTCTTATGGTTTATTTGATAACGACGAGAGCATGGCTATTAGCTTAGGTTTTCAAGGATTTAACTTAGGATATGACTTCTACAAAACTGACTGGAAATACTTAAACGATCCAACTACAGGAGCATTAACTTCTGCTGTTGATGGTGTATTAGTGCCCGCTGGTACTACTACTATCTACGATCAAGTTTTAGGTAAAAACGCAGTTAGACCTTTCTTACATGTAAAATATAGAAAGTCAGAAGCTGAAGATCGTAAGTACAAGTCTTGGGTAACTGGTTCTGCTGGTACAGCTGGAATGAGTAGTGACCTAGATGCAATGCAAGTTCATTTCTTAAGTGAAAGAGCGCTTTGCGTACACGGTGCAAACAACTTCGTTATCATGAAGTAATATTAATTGGGGGATAGGACTCCTGTCCCCCTTTTTTTTTAATCTAATTAAATCTTAATAAAATGACTAAAGATGCTATGGTGTCCCAGCCAAAATGGGAAATAAAAGATAGAGTATATGTTTTAACAGAAGGCAAAACGCCAGTAAACTATATTCTTAGATCAAGACATCACTTAAACAAGCCTTTACAATATTTTGACGGAAATATATCTAGATCGCTTAGATATGCTTCTAATCAAACTTCTGTTTTTGAAGACGAGCAACATGGAGACGTAACTCTTCCTGCTATTATTTTTAGAGATGGAAAGCTTGTTGTGCCAAAAGAACAGGTGATATTGCAAAAATTCTTATCTCTATACCACCCAGACAAAGATGGTGAGTATATAGAGTTTGATCCAAGTAGAGAAGCAGAAAAAGACATTGATACTTTAAAAGAAACTTTAGAGGCACAAAACCTTGTCCTAGAAATGGACATAGAGGACTTAGAGGCAATAGCTAGAATCTGTCTTCGTGATCAAGGAAATGTTTCTGAAATGACTTCGAAGGAAATCAAGAGAGATATGCTTTTGTATGCGTCTAGAAATCCAAGAGAGGTTGTAGAATTGTCAGAAGATGAAAATGTAAAGCTTAGAAATGTTGCGGTTCGTGCAGTTGAAATGGGCATTATATTTATCAAAGACGACAATAGAACTGTATGCTGGAACAACAACACAAAGGACAAAATAATAACAGCTCCTTACGGTGAAAATGTTTATTCAGCTTTAGCTTCCTTCTTCAAAACGGACGATGGACTTGATGTTTTACAAGGGATTACAAATAAGCTGTAGTTCTTCCCACCTACCACTACAGCTCAAGGAGGGGTCGTCTTAACGGCTCCTCTTTTTTTTGTATTTTTGTATCATGATAAATCACGTAAGGAATACTGTTTTAAGTGTTTTAAATAAGGAGAATAGAGGAACGTTAACTGTTTCTCAATTTAACTCATATGCTAAGTATGCTCAACAGCTATTGTTTGATCAGTACTTTTCAGAGTACTCTCGCCTATCCACAATG